CAAATTCCACTCGTCTAAGTGTTCTCCCTCTATGCTAACAACTGTATCTACTAACTTGTCAAAAAGTCCTGACAACTTCTTAGTGTCAATTCTCAATAAATTATTCATTACTTTACCTCCTTGTTTAGTCCAATAAATAAATCAACACTCTCATCAGAGTTATCCCATACCTCTAAGAAATCATAATACATATCCTTGTCATCATCTTCAGGGTGTCCATTATTTACAATTAAATAAATATCCTTATCACTATCCACTCCCGATAATTGTTTTATTAAATCTTTAACTTTCATTATCCTACTACCTCCCAGTCAAGTTCATCACCATCTTCACCTAACTCGGTTATATACTGCCGCTCAGGTGAACTATAATCACATTCACCTGCACCTAAAGATTGGTAAGATTTCCAGTCTTCACCTTTGTTGTGTATTACATTAAGTACATCATATTTAATATACCAACTCGTTACATCTCTCAGGTCAAAGTCAATCTCAAACCAAGTGGGTGCTACATATAGTGCCTCTACTTTATATTTCATACTTCCTCCTTTAGTTTCCTTATTAGGGCATCTTCCGCTATTGTCGGCAAACTCTTGATAGTTGCCCATAACTCTTTATTAGTAGATGTTAACTCATTAACCTCTATTACTAATGAATCCCTTTCCTCTTGTAGTTCTAAGGCTTTGTCCTCTGCTATATGGCAGTCTAATAGGTATTGCCTTGCTTTATCTTCGCTCTCCGTTGTTAGTTTATCCACTAGTGGAGATTCAGGCATATAGTTCTCACTAAACCACCCTGCATTTCCGTTCTCAAAAGCATCCACATCTCCTTGAAGTTCATCTAAAGCCTCATCTTTTGTGCCTTTAAAGTTTCTAAAAATTATCATCTCCAGTCTATATGTACCCTCTACTTTATATTTCATAATTTATCCTTTTGTTTTTAGTTAAAACGCCAGTCGATTTGTCTGTCGTTACGTATAATTATACATAAATAATATGGTGTGTCAATAGTATATATTAAATAAATAAAATATATTTACTGAACAAAAAAGAAAAGAGTAACCGCCTTTAGCGGTGCGGATTATTAAGCAGAATTATTTTTAAAATAAACTACATTAAGTAATATAAAAGCGTATAATAAAATTATCAACAACATAAAAAGCGTTGATACTTTTAACCAAAAGAAACGGAGAAAAATATGAAAACATTAACAAATAATTACGGTTCTATTTATGTGGGAACATACGAAAAATATAACAACGGTTCTATTCAAGGGAAATGGCTAAACCTTTCAGACTTTGAAAGTGCTGAAGATTTTTATAATGCTTGTAAGGAAATACACAAAGACGAAAGCGACCCCGAATATATGTTCCAAGATTGGGAGAATATTCCCGACCAGTTTATAGGGGAAAGTTTTATTAGTAATTCATACTGGGATTTTATGGAACTTGTCGAGGGTTCTCATCTTTCTTGGTCTGCTTGGTCTGCCGGTTTGGCTTTAGGTATTGAAGTCGAAAGCATCGAAGATAATTATCAAGGTGAACATGATAACGATGTAGATTTTACTATTGAATTTTGTGAATCAGTTGGCGACTTAGACGAGCAAATGAGATTTCCTTATAATTGTATTGACTGGGATAAGGCAGCATTCGAGTTAATGCAGGGTTATAGTGAACAAGATGGACATTATTTTATAGCCTAAACAAACACCAACAACCAACCAAGCAAAGAGCCTTTTAATTAAGGTTTTTTGCATTTAATTTTGAAATTAGTTACATTTTTTCTATACATTTGATATAATACTACCAACACCAACAAAAAAAGATGGTGTTACTTTTAACCAAAAGAAACGGAGAAATAAAAATGCTAATAACAAACACAGAACAATACAGAATAATCGCACTTCATAAAATGTTAAAACTTGAATTGCTAGGAATGAAACATTCAAGAGGCAGCGCCTACAAAACACTAAAAGAAATGTTCAACCTTAAAGGAAACAAACAGAAAGTTTTTGACCAAGTAGAAGAATTATTAAACTAAAACCAAGTAACAAAAACAACCAAGACCCCGCCAAGATGAGCGGGGTTTTTTACGACCCTCGACCCAGTGAGTAATTAGTTATTATCTATAAAGAACCAAAGGGTTATATAGTAACCGAACAAGACCAAAGCAGAGAGATTGTAAAAGGTTGAATATACCACTACCCTATCAACACCCTTATTGATTATTTTTTTTCAAAAAATTCCCTCGAACCGTTGGTTCTTCGGTGGTTATAAGGTTTCGCTAACGCTCAACACGTTGGAACTTCCTGCGGAAGTCGGCACTCAAACATCGAATCCTTCGGGTACTGGGGGGAGGCTCGTGAGGCATCGGTGTCCGGTAATAAACCCTCCAAAGCACAAGAAATGAAATCCCAAACCCAATATCCTATACATTAGGTATATAAACCATCTCTTTTTGCTAGATTAAAAAAGAATCCGTAACCGCATCACTAAAGCATTTGTTTAACTTCACTCACGGGGAATATAAAAAACACCGTTTGTGTATAAATAATTGTTATAATGTAACTTGTTTAACCTATATGGGGTAATTAAATGCAAGTACCAAAGAACCATCCTGCTCATCGTACTAATAAGAAAGGTGGGGGTAATCCTGCTTTAAAAAAAGGTAGTTCTTTAAACCCTTATGGAAGACCTAAGGGGTCATTAGGTAAATATACTTTGTTGTCTCGTGAGATGATGACTGAGAAAGGCCCTAAGATTGTTCAGAAGATTATGGACATGGCACTTGATGGGGATGTTCATTGTTTAAAGATGTGTATTGATAGAATACTACCTGTTCATAAAGCCGTTGACCCAAACTCTGCCAAACAAGACTCTAAGATTGTGATTAATGTTGGTACGTCTGCTGATATTCAATCTAAGATTAATGAAACCCCTATTGAGAAGTTGGTTAATCCCGAAACTAAAGATGATGATGTTGTTATTGCTGAGATTGAGAATAACTGATGTCTGAAATAAACATTGATTTACACCCTGCTCAGTTAGAGATATTTAATTCAGAGAAGAGATTTAAAGTTGTGGCTGCTGGGCGTAGGTTTGGTAAGTCTAGGTTGGCTGCTTGGATATTGTTAATTAAAGCTCTTCAGAGTGACGAGAAGGATGTATTCTACATTGGTCCTACGTTTCAACAAGCTAAAGACATAATGTGGTTGATGTTAAAAGAGTTAGGTGAGCCTTTTATTGCTGCTGCTCACGAGAATACTGCTGTATTAACTTTGACAAATGGGCGAAGAATCTATTTGAAAGGGTCTGATAGACCTGATACATTACGTGGTGTTGGTTTGGCTTATGTTGTACTAGATGAGTACGCTTCTATGAAACCTGTGGTGTGGGAACAGATTATTCGACCTACTCTTGCTGATGTTAGAGGTGGTGCTTTGTTTATTGGTACACCTGCTGGTAAGAATCACTTTTATGACTTGTATAATGAAGCTCTTATTGATGATGATTGGGAGGCGTGGCAATTTAACTCAACTGATAACCCGTTTATTCCAGAGGATGAAATTGAGGCTGCGGCTAAAACAATGTCATCTATGTCCTTTAGACAAGAGTTCGAGGCATCCTTTGAAACCTTCTCTGGTGGTATCTTTAAAGAGGAATGGTTTAAGACTGAGCCAGAACCCGATGAAGGTCATTATGTTATTGCTATTGACCCTGCTGGATTTGAAGCTGTTGAGAAAGAACGTAACTTAAAACGCTCAAGACTTGATGAAACTGCTATTGCTATTGTTAAAGTTGACAGAGATAGGTGGTGGGTTAAAGATATTCTCCACGGAAGGTGGAATATTAAAGAAACAGCCAAGAAGATACTTAAATCTGCATCTATTGTTGAATCTTCTACCGTTGGTATTGAGACTGGCTCACTGAAGAACGCAATCATGCCCTACCTAGAAGATGAAATGCGTACACAGGGTCAATATGTGTCGATTATTGAGATGAGACACGGTGGTAAGAAAAAGAACGAGAGGATTGTCTGGGCGTTACAAGGTAGAATGGAACATGGACAGATAACTTACAATGAAGATAGAGATTGGAAGCTGTTTATCTCGCAAATGCTTGATTTTCCTAACAAATTAGCACATGATGATATGTTAGATGCTCTTGCTTACATTGACCAAGTGAGTGTTGCGGACTTCGCCCATACTATTGAGCTAGATGATGATTGGCAACCTGAAGATGCGGTGGCTGGTTACTAAAGAATCCCATACTTGTATGGATGTGCCAACGGATGCGGGCTACAGTAATTAAGAATAGACATCCACCTACATAATGGGCTAATTTATAATGAGAAGGAAGGTTGTAGTTGCGTTTAGTGATGCTTTGGGAGATACGATAGCATGGA